CAGCTCCTATAAACTCAATATAAAAATCGCTTAAAGTAATTTCAAACATCGACATATCATACATTAATGTATGGTGGTTTTGTGGTCGTCCATGTCATGTCCTAAGATAAAAGTATCTAACTTACCGACTACAATAATTCCTAATTCTTCTGCGTGTTGTTCTGCTTCTTTAAAATTTTTAGCTACGATGTTGGGTCCATCATAAGTAACTCCGTCGTATTCGAATTCAGTTATATATATTTTCATAGATTGCTCCATACTATTCGTATTGTTTTATTTTAGTTTTACTAGCTCCTCCTGTTCCCGCATATAAACCAAACCATGCTGCTCCTGCTCCAACAACAATAGAAACAAAACCACTTTGTTCTAAGTTAGGAGTTTCTAAACCCATAAACCACATACAGGTTTTATACAATAAAACTATATAAATTGTAATAAATAATCTAGGAAATATTCTCCAAGAATCTACTGCAACAGCTAAATCTACCCAACCCTGATATTTGTTAGGTTCGTATTTCTTTTGTGTAGTATCTAATTCTAATTCTAATTTTACTTTTTTAGAATTATTAGAATTTTGTATTAACGTATCGTTAGATTGTTCCATAGTAATCACCTACAAAGAACAATAATAAAGTATTTTTTAGTATTTGTTAATCTACTATGCGTTCTTCACATAAACCTTCTTTACCAAAATGACACCAACGACATTTCCATTTATGTGGATTAGCGGGAAACTCTGTAGCTGTAGTCATAGAAATAGCTCTAGCGTTTATACGTTCTCTTTTAAAAGATATAGTTTGTGGTTCGTAAATAAATTTACTTATTTTATTGTGGTCTAAATACCACATCTCAGTAACTATTTCTTCTAATTCTGGAAATCTTTTTAAAGCTATAGAACCATAAAGTTCGCATTGTTCTCTATGAGCTTCTTCGTTACCTTGAAATTTACCAGTTTTAAAATCAATAACTCTAGCTTTTTTAGAAATACCTTCCTCATACACAAAAGCGTCTACTTTAGCTCTGCCCCAAGTATTATTATCAAACCAACCCGTACGTTTCCATTCATCATCCCAAGCCCAGTCTTCCTCACAAAGAACGTGTCCTCTTTCGTGTAGTTCTTTTAAACGTTGAAAATTAGCTTCTAATCCTTTTATTTCTTCAGGTATTTCTTCTAAATATCCACGTATATATTCTTCACATAGTTTATGAATATGTTTTCCTCTATCCATCGCTGGATTTCCAGGTTCTTTTAATTTTTTAATAAATTTAAATTCAGCCTGTTTTGCACATTTTTCAAAACAACTTAAACGGCTGTACGACCATTGGTGAATCATGTTAATCTCCTTTTAACAATTATATGAGAAACTATCTAAACTGTAACTGTTATAGCTCCTTCGGTGATGATTGAAACGACACCTAAACTAGTTTGTAACTGTAATCCATTTTCAGGGGGTCCACTAAACGTTGAAGTATTTGTTGTATTAATATCTAACCATTCATCTCCATCATAAACTTGTAATAAATTTAAACTAGTATCAAAAACAATAGCTCCTAAATTAAATTTATTATCTAATTTTTCTGTGGTAGTTATTTGTCTAGTGTTATCAGGGTCAAATTCTCCTAAATTTATTTCTAAAATTCTGAGTAATCTGTTGTATAGGTCGCCACTTACTTGACCATCATAACTAAAAGGTAATGACGTTCTTAATAATTTAGCCATTAACGTTTTCCATCGGGTTTTACTTCTATTCTATTATTACCTAATCTCCAACCTGTATCTGTGTTTCCAGGATACGAAGCATCATCATCTGATTCAAATCTAAAAGCTGCTTGTCTTGACCTAGAACGTAAATCTACTTTAGAAGCGGTACTAGTTACTGCGTTAGTGCTTTTAGTTGTTAATGTTTCTCCAGGAGCATTTCTAGTTTTTACTACAAAATTTATTTGTCCCCCTCCTGAATTACTTAAAAATCTAATATCTGGTATTAACTTAGATATCTGACTAAATTGTTCTCCTTCATCTAAATCTATATCAGAACTTTCTATATAAACATTAGTCATAGGACTTCCATCATTATCGTAACCGAACTCATGTTCGTATAAATAATTACCACTAGTAGCTCTTGGATAAGGTTCTGTTCCTGCGTCTAACCAAGCTGTTCTACTTAATTGTCCGTAAGCCCATGCATTATTAGCGTAGTTATAGGAAACATATCTATCTATTTCACTACCACTAGCAGAAGTATAAAACCAACCGACTTCATTAAATTCTTCATTTAAAAAAGCATGAAATTTATAAGCTTCAGAAATATTTAAATCATCAAAAACATATTTTAAAACACTACACGGTACTTTTTGTACTTGTCCTGTATAAACATAAAAATTATCAATAGCCATCCAAAAAACACCTTTAGAAGTAACTATCGAAGCATTAGGTCCAATTAAACCAGTTTCTTTATTTATTAAATTTATACCGAATGTAAAAGGAGGACCTATAAATTGCATACTATATAAAGAAGTATCTGTCCAAACTAATATTTCTTGTCGAGCTTTTACTGCTCCTACAATACTACTTCCTTCAGATAAAGTAAGGGCACCTGCTGTATTAGTACTTTTAGGTTCCCACTCTACAACATTATCTTGGTCACTAAATGCGATAAGCATGGGGTCTATAGTTCCTGTTCGAGCAGTTCCTGCAGCATTTATAGGGTCTGCTCCTAAAACTATAGCGTGTTTATCTACTTGAGATATTAAAGTAAATAAACCTACTGTGGGGGCTAAATTAGCTCCTACGAGGTCGGATAACGCTTTAGCCCTATTATTATTGTTATTAGTCGCCCATTCTACTCCTGCGGAACTATCCCAATAAAAAATACCACCGTTTCTAGGGTTAATAATTAAATCTTCACCATAATTATCATGTGACCATAATCTTAACTGATTAGCAAAAGCTAATGGACTTGTACTTCCCCAAGTACTTTCTCCCCAAGTTCCTGCTCCCCAACCTGTTCCAGATACATAATTATCTAAACCTATTTGTATTTGATAATAACCTATAACACTGCTTCCACCATTTCCTGAATCTGATGAATTAGCTGTTACTGGTACGGTTATCGTATAACTATTAGCGTCTACAACAGAAACAATATTAAAACCTATTTGATTTAAATAAGTTGTTCCTGCTTGATTTAAAACATCTGCGGTTACCGTTCCACCTAAACTTGCTGCACCACTAAAAGATACATAATCACCTACTCCTAAACCATGATTAGTATCGCTTACTGTTATAGTAGTTGAACCATTACTAGCTGCAAAAGTTACATCACCTGCGGCTGTTGTTTGTCTTAAAGGAGTTATATCGTAAAAAGCTCCACCTTCTTCTACGTAATATTTATTTGTTGTTCCTAATCCTAAAAATTTAGTACCACTTAAATTAGTCCAACCGTGTAATTTTCTAGCATTACCTAAAAAAGTTGTACCGTTGTCTTTTCTCCAACCACCTATTTTTTCTACATTTTGATTATTAAAACGTATTAAATTTCCATCAAACCAACCACCTTCATTACTGTAATTAGTTCCTTCTCTATTGATTCCTGGTTTAAATTGTAATTTTAATAATGCCATTAAACTACTCTATAAGTTGTTCCGTCATACGCAAAACTATTTTTTCTATTTTCTTTAGGGTCAATATAAGAAACATGAATCCATCCACTGTCTGGAGTTACACCGTCATAATATTCTAATATAACTTGGTCAAACTCTAATTCATTTTTTATATACGCAAATAGTGTTTCATTGTCTATACCAACAATTTCTATATCTACTGCTTGACCTAAAGTATGTTGACTACTGTCACGAGAGCCAAGCTTTCGATTGAGCTGTAAACAGCGGTAACCAGAATTAGGGCTAAAAGATTTGCCGAAATGATTTCGTACGGGTTCAAGTATTTCCTCACTTAATTTTTTTAAATTATTAAAAATCTTTTTATCTTTAACGGTGTTGTCAATATTTAAACGAATAGCCGTTTGAGATTTTTCAAACTCTTTTAATTTAAAATGTTTCGATAATTTAGTTTCTGAAGAGAATTCCAAGTTACCCTCCTAAAACAAAGTGTATTTTACTAAAAATCCTACAATAGTTAAGGATATAGTAACTGTAAATATTAAGCTATTCCTAATAGTTTTATTAATTGATGAAATTCCGTTTTCTATAGAATCTAATCTACGGTAATTTTCTCTCCAACGTTGTTCACAAGCAGCTTCATGAGCACTTAATCTTTTATCTAGTTCTGATACGGTGGCTCTAGTCATTAGAAATATTCTTTTAAGTTTTTCCAGTATTCTTTTATTTTGTCGTCTAATTCTTTATTCTTGTAAGGAGCTATTGCTTTTAACAATGCCTTACTAATTACTGTTATAAATATTATCCAAAGTAAAACTTCCATTTTAACTTTCTAAATCAGATATTGTTTGTCGAGCTGTTGCTCTTTTAGTTGTTATATCCGATGGAACAGCTTTGCCTGTGTCAGCTTTCCTAACAACATACCAATCTGTAGAAGATAAATATGCTTGTGCTTCTGCGATTTTTTGTGGTGTAGTCTGCTCTACTGCTATAGTTTTTGATGAGCCATTATCAGCAATATAATTATGATTATTATCTACTGCAGATTGCCATTGTTCATCGGTTAAGCTTACTTTAGGTGTTGGAATACTGTCGTGTACAGCATCATCATAAAAACCTTTTAAAATATTATTTTCGTCTACGTGTGCGTATTTAGCCATATTAATACCCTATAGCCATTACTCTCATATTTCCTGGATTTGCACTTGTAGTAAATACAGCAACAGAGTTACTTACTGAATATATATAGTTTGAACCATCTCCAGAAGATGTTGTTCTTTCGTCATGTTTAGAAAGAGATACGACAGCATTTGGAAAAGCAAGTGGATATGTCCAAGAAGGAGTCCATGCACTAATAGATACTCTCGCCCAACAAATTTGTAATCCATTACTAAATCTGATGTATCCTGAAGTACTAGAATTAGAATAACTACTTGCAGTTAAAAATCCTGAATTATTACTTAATTGTGATGTAGCTGTAGGTATTGTTGGTTTGCTACTTAAATCATTATAGCTCCCACTAAAGTTAGATGTGCCTTTAGCATTTAATTGAGTTTGTATAGCAGAGCTTACTCCATTTAAATATTGAAATTCTGTATTACTAACAGTTCCATTTGCAATTTTTGCAGAATCTATTGCAGCACTCGTTTTTATATTAGCGTTTTCTACATTTGTCAAACTATTACCTGTTGCGTCTGCATCAAAAGTTTTATTAGTAAATGTAGTAGTACTTGAAGCAGTTACAAAATTAGCTATTTGACTAGCTAAAGTACTACCTCCGATAGTAACGTTCGCTGATAAAGCTACTTTATCTAAACCGTCATAAACTGCTGCTCCAGTACCTAATCCATCAGTAAATACTATTTTAGAAGCTCCGTTAGCGATAGTTATATTAGCTCCAGAGCCTTGTGATATAGAGATTGATTGCCCACCTGTAGTAGCGTTTTCTATAATAAACATTTTAGAAACCGTATTCGGGGCTATATTTAATGTTCTAGTAGTGGATAAACTAGTCGTCGATGTAACTTTAATATACATCGCTCTATATTTATCAGATACTCCGTCTCCTATAGTAGCAGTTTTATCTCCGTCACTATCAAACGTAGCTTCGGTTTGATATGAAAAAGCCTCCGAGATTAGTTCTAAGTTAGTATTAGTTACTGAACCCCAAGTACCAGACTGGTCTCCAGTACCCATTTCGTTTAATCTGAGGTTATTTCCGTATGTACTTGCCATAGTGTGTCAATTATAATTAATAAATAAAAATTAAGCTACTTCATCCCAATTAGGGTTTTGACCATCGTTTACGTTACTATAATCAGGAGTTTGAGTTTTATATACATTACTGTAATTAGGATTTTGAGCATCATCTACTTTTCCATAAATTAATACTTTTGGTTCACCTGTTGTGCCTACTTGTCCTATAGGAGTTAGATTAGCTTTACCAATAAATGATAGAGAACCTAATGATGATGTACTAGAAAGACCTGAAATACTAACTTTATTTTGCGTTATTGTACTCGGGTTATTTAGAGTAGCTTGTAAAGTTAGTCCTGCTGCAGAAATATTAGCTTTACCTGTTATTGAAGATAATGTACCTAAAGCCGATGTACCAGTTTGACCACTTACACTTATATTAGCTTTTCCACTTGATGTTATTGAACCTACTGCACCTGTGCCTACTTGACTAGCAGGAGTTACATTTCCTGCAGCTGTAGT